TCTCAAGAAAAAGAAAAAGAAAAAGAAAAAGAAAAAGAAAAAGAAAAAGAAAAACCAAAATTATACAATTTTGCTTTGAATCCTCGATTAGAATATCCGAATGATAAGGGTGAATTGACTTGGTTCCCGGTAGGATTTGCTCATCAATTTAAGGACCAACGTGGACAACAAGTAACCATACGTGATATAAATTATTTTGTATGGAAATATAATCATACTTATTATGCAGTAAGAGATGCTTGTAGTCACCAGGGTTCTTCTTTCAAAAACGGTTGTGTTCATAAAAACACGGTTACGTGCCCTTACCACGGATATCAATTCAATGGAAATGGAACATTGATTGATATACCTCAAATAGATATAATGCAATTAGACAATGATAACTATCATATTGATAGTTATAAGGTGGTCGAAAAAGCAGGGATGGTATACTTGAATACCGTTCCGATTCCGCGTTTTACTCAGTTCTTTGCTCAAGAAAGTTCTCTCAATGAAAGTTTTCGAAAGATATTGGATGAAGATTTAATATGGGTAGAGCCCGAGGCCTTCGAAAAAGATAATACTTGTGTTTATTTGGAAGTAGATTTCAATCATAACGCTAGATTCGTTAGTATGAATAGTTTGGATATTTGTCATATTGCCCACGTACATACGTTTGGAAACAAGGATAGTCCGAATCCCATTAATATTCCCAAGATTTTGAGGTTGAATGATACTAGGTATCATTATAAAACCTTTTACGAGTATTTGACAGGAGAGAATTCGATCGCGAAGAAGATATATAATAATATAAATATCCGCGTAGAAAATGAATACATTTTGCCTCATACTACTATTGCACGAGCTTATTTTGCGAATCATAAATCGACGACAGTTTCTTATGCACTTCCGGTTTCAAAATTCAAGACGAAATTGTTTGTGAAAACCTATCGTGATTATTGGTTTATACCATCTAGTTTGGAATCAATGGGACCTCTTCATATTCCCTTTGCTATTTTGAATAAAATCGGCGATCAAATCACTTATAAAACAATGATTCAAACATTGATGGAAGACAAGGCTATTGTTGATAATATTGAAAAACTTGATGTTCCTTTGATGAATGGAAAATTCAGTATTCTTTATGATTTATTGAATAATCATTATAGGAGGTTGTATCACACCTTTTATGATCAAGATGAAGGGAGTATCCAATAGGGTAGGGGGACGGAAGTCCCCCCTACGACCCCCTCCTTGGGATATTAAATAGAAGATTTGGTATGTAATTATAAGAAGTGTATCTTGCGCGTAAGTAATATATAATAAGCGCGGAGGGGGTTGTAGGGGGACTTCCGTCCCCCTACTCTACAAATGTTCTACCTGGATATAACTAGGGACCTCTTTATCATAATATGTTTGAACAAATTGGCAAAAATCCACATAAGAAATATCTGGTTTTCCTAATGTTTCACGGATCTTCTTGATGAAACCAAGCGCAACCTCTTTCTCTCGAATACGAATCCCCTTCTCTCCATACTTTTGATAAGGATGATAAAATAATAATTCAGGATAATAATGACTCATAAAGGTCGCTATGTTTTTGTATTCACTAAAACGATAATAGTCTTTTGACAAAGAAACAATAATCTCAATCCACGTTTTTTTAGCAACATTGGTATTTTTACGCGATTGATCATTTGATCCAAAAGGTGTAGAAATTGATGAAAGAAACAATGAAATCTCATTTTTTAATGTAGTAAAAAAATCGAATGGTGTAATAGGATATGTATTATTAACACGTTCCACTCGTGTAATAAATTCACGAATGACTTTGTGATGAAAAACAAAATGGTGTGGAACAAAGGTTCCTTTTGGATCTGGGGGCACAATTTCTGGTAACAACAATAAATGCTCAAGAGAAGCCTGGTATTGTTCTTTATTGAACGCGGATTTTTCCTTTTCTTGTAAAAGCGCGAACTGAAAAAAAGGCACCGCTTCACAAGGCAGAATCGGCCATTTTTTGATAGGAACAAGGTCTGAGTCCCATACAATGAAAGGGTCACTTATTTCTGGTAATCTTTTTACAACCCCTAGTTTCAAAATCTGTTGATACCACCATCCAAATTCCCTCGATTTTTCGTCTTTATAAGTGTACCATTTTTCTTTGATTTTTTCTTTAGAAAATTCGGGACCATAAGACTTTTGAAAAAAGGTTTCTTCGTTTATAAAAGAGAGAATTGTTGTTTTGGTATCCCAAGTAGAAACGCATTTTTCCAATTCATCGATTACCTTTTCAGAAGTTGCAATATAAATTGTTAGTGGATGGTAAAATGCAACTATTGATTCGATACAACTTTGAAAAAGAGGATGATTTCGATGAAGAGGGATAAAAAAATCGATTTTTTTATCCGCGTTATTCATCCAATTTACTAATATATTCTTTCCTTATTATTTCTAAAAGAAAAGAAAAGAATTTGAACGCAGTTAAATGTCCGAATATTTTGTTTATATTTTGGAGTCGAGTGATAGTAAAGCAACTTATGTAGGGGCTACAGTAGACATAGAGAGAAGATTAAGACAGCATAACAAAGAATTGAAGGGTGGTGCTTACGCGACTTCTGCAAAAGTAGTCAAGGGAGAGACGTGGAGTCGGGTTTGTTATATATCTGGGTTTCCTGATTGGCCTGCTGCATTACAATTTGAATGGCGTTTAAAACAACTTTCTAGGAAATTACCTTCACGATTAAAACCAATAGAGAGAAGAATGCAAGCTTTAAAACAGCTTTTAGCCTTGGAACGACCTACTTCGAAAGCATTGGCTTATAAAGAATGGCCGAACGATACTTCACCTGAGATTCATTTTGAAGATGATCGAATGAAAGATTTTTTTGAGAGTATTTCACAATTTAATTCACTATAAAAAAGTAGAAGAATGAGTAAGAGAATGATAATATTGATGAAAATAATTGTCATTATCTAATGTAATGGATGTAATGGATGTAATGAATAAATTGGTTATTATTGATTGGGAAAAAGCGTATTTATTAGTAGATAAGGATGAAAAATTACTAAAATATATTTTTTATCAACTTTTATATGAGTTAGAAAACAGTATGATAGATCTAGAAATTCATTTATTGAGAAAAGAATATTATCGAATGTTTGTTTTGATTAGTCAATTAAAAGGAAGTGTTATTTGTTATCATTGTACAGAATTCAAAATCTTTTTTTTAAAATTGTATGATGTTGTAAAAGATGCGAAAAAAAATCCATTGCTTACTTTCGAAAAAGTAGAAGATTTAACCGATTTGTTTAGACTCTGTTGTATTGCCTTTAAACGTCTTCTTAAGGAAGTTGAGTATCATTTTTACAAAACTTCTTGTTAGAAATAAAAGTATTTGAAGGTATAAAACTAGATACAATGGTGTATTCTCTTACTACGGAAAAAATAGCCGAGTTGAGTGATTTATTTGAACAATTTCAAAAAGCTGTAAAACGATTATTTTTCAAATGGAAATAATGGCAAGATTAAGTTGGAATGAATAAAACCGATTTTATCTTTTACAAAATGTAAAAAATAAAAATATTGTTATAGTATAGAATTGATGAGTTTTACAAAAAGACATATTCGTACAAAAAAGCGCACTCTTAAAAAAAGACAAAGAAAACAAAGAAGACAAAAAGGAGGAAGAGTAGAAGTAATAGATAATGATAAGAGATTATCTGAGAGTGATATTGATGAAATATTGGTAAAATCCGGATTTTATACTACAGGTCCAAATGGTGGAGATATTTCTTATATTAAAGCACAACTGAGAAGATTAAGATACGATAAGTGGATCAATTGTTTTACTAGAAAAATAGACAAAAATTTTATTGATCAAGCCATTGCAAAAGTCAAATGCTGGATGAGAGACGGAGATGAAATAAAGGGTTGAAAGTGCAACATTTATTTGTCGTCAAAAAAATGATTCAGTCTATTATAACTATCCTGGTTATTTAATTTACATATTCTATGTGTAGTTTTAGTACTTTGATTACACCCATTACTTTTTGTGCACACTTCTAAACAATCACCCATTTTTTTAACCCATCTTATACAATTTTCATTTATAACTTTGTTATCATCTGTTTTAAGGTATAAAGCTTGATTATTTTGCATTTATAGTATATATAAATTAAAGTAATCTTTATACCGTTTTTGTACTTTTCACTTTCATTTTCATTCTCACTTTCACTTTCATTTTCACTTTGTCAAAACAAAGTTAGAAAAACATTTGGTACAATAATGAATCGGTTCTGATCTTTCCGGAAAAGTATCGATATAATCTTTGACAAAAGTGTGATCACATATTTGATATAAGGATTGTTCGATTCTTTTTTCTATTTCCAATAGTTGTTTGATACGATTATCCAAATATATAAGTGAATCATCCCGCGCTTTATCTTCGGTAATATCCAAGAAAAATTCATTCAAATCATTTTCTTGTACAAAGGTTTCAATGTCTTCTACCTCTTTATCATTGTCGAAATAAAAGGAAGTCATATCTTCAACAAACCGGAGTTGCTCACGAAAAAAAACGAGCTGGAGCTCGATGTTTTTTTTTAGTTTTAATAAATATTCTATCGATGACATTTCTATATTATACAATACGATAATATATGATAATATATGATAATAAACAATATGAATGATAAATATTTATATTGTTTCTATTTTTAATTTTAGTCTAACCACAAATGACAAAGGGAGGGTTTAAGGGAACCGTAGGTTCCCTTATACGTACATACTATACATCGCAGTCAACTTCTCTTTATCCTCTATTTTGATCAACTTTTTGACAATATCGGTGGTAACTTGGAAAGGGAATTCGACTTGAATCGACATATCCTATTCAAAGAGATTCGATCCTGGTTTCATTAGTCGATATAAATTCAACTTCGTATAAATGATTTCTAAACAGCGTTTCAAATTACGTACACCATCTTCTTTATTACAGTAATTTTCAATAATATAGTGAACAGTTTCTTCTGGAATGGTAATATCTTCCTTTTGAAAACATACTTGTTCTCTGATTCTTGGTAACAAATAATCATTGGAAATAATCGTCTTTTGTTTTTTATCGTATCCTTTTGTTTGAATACGATACATACGATCTTTCAAAATCGGATTGATTTTTGACTCATCATTGTAACTGAAAATGAACAAGCATTTACTTAAATCGAAATCGATTTCGGCAAAATACTTATCGTGAAACTGACTATTTTGAGTTGTATCTGTTAAATGCGTCAAGATGCCGGCAATTTCTTCACCTTTCGGTGTATCACTTATTTTATCGAGTTCATCGAAATAAATTACTGGATTCATACATTTGCTGTCAATCAAAATCTGAACGATTTTACCCCAAATACTACCTTCGTAAGTATAGGAATGCCCTTCCAAGAAACTACTATCCGTGGCACCACCAAGCGCAATGAAAGCGAATGGTCTATCTAGAATTTTACTGATACCTTCTTTGACCAAACTCGTTTTCCCTGTACCTGGTGGACCATTGATGGCAATTGATGTACCAATCGCTTTTGGATTTGTTATAAGCTGACCGAGCATCTGCATAATTTGCATTTTGGCATCATTCAACCCGTAAACAGCTGAATCCAAAATCTGTTTTGCATTTTCCATAAAATCGTGGCATTTTTCAACCCCATCCGAAATATTTATTGGCAGAGTTCGAAATTGGTCAAACGGAATATGCATAAAGGTATCGACCCAGGTTTTGATTTTATAATAATCACCACTTCCTGGCTCCATATAACGTAGGGAATTAATTCTTTTCATTGCGGCGGCTTTAAATAAGGGTGGAATTGAGGCATCCAACAGTGTCATACGATAAGGTTTTTCCACACGTGTCATTTTATTGATCTCGCGTAGCTCTTTGATCATTTTTTTTTGTGCATCTAGATCAATCTTTTCGAAAAAGGTGAAATCATTCATTGTGTTTTTGTCGCGTAAAATACGCTTGAAAATACGCGTGTTTTTCGCTTTTTGTTTGGTTTCCTTTTTTTCACGTTTCTTTTTGGTAACCTCTCTGTCCTTTTTATAAGACTCGATACATTTTTGAATGGATTTGTTGTTCTTGTTGCTTTCATACATTTCTTCCAACTTTTTCAAAAATTCGTCGGTTTCAGAAGAAGGTGAAACTTCTGTTTTGGTTTCTTCTTCTTTTACTGATTTTTTGTTAGGTTTTTTTGATTCCGTTTTTTTCGATTTTTTTTCTTTTTCTACAACAGATTCATCCTCTTTCTCTTCTTCACATTCAGTATCCTCATCAGAAGAAACAGATTCATCCTCGTCTTCCGTTTCATCATCATTCAAGCTTTCCCATTCTTCGTCATCCTCATTGTATTCTTCGTCGTCGTAATCTTCTGGACCTCCAATCGATAGAATAATATTAACTTTTTCTTCCTTTCCTTTCTTTCCTTTTTTAGAAGGTTTTTCTTCTTCGGATTCCGAATCTTCTTCTGAGTCGGAATCTTCTTTTTTGGAAGATTTGGTTTTTGATTTTTTAGAAATTTTGGTTTTGGATTTCGATTTGGATCTTTTTTTTATTTCTTCCTCTTCCTCCTCCTCTTCCTCATCCTCTTCCTCGGAATCTTCTTCTTCATCCTCGTCTTCTTCTGAATCATAATCTTCATCTTCTTCCTCATCTTCGGTATCATAATCTTCATCAGACTCTTCTTCTGATTCCGATTCCGATTCTTCTTTCTTTTTTTTAGAAACTACATTTTCCTTCTTACTTACCTTTTTATTCGATTTATCTTGTGATTTTACATCTTCTTTGACAGCTTTTTTCATTTTTTCTCCAGCTTTGACTTTTTCATTTAAATATTTGGAAGGAAAGATCTTGGATAAGAATTTACGATATTCGTGCTCATCCATTTCCTCATTTTGATCGTCTTCCTCCCAATCACTTGAATTGTCATCATCGAAATCACTACTATCAGAGTCACGATTTTGTTTCTTTTTGGAAACAAGTTGGTCTCTTTTGGTTTCTTTGGATTTATCATTTTTAGTTTTTTTTCCGATTGATTTTTTAGATGAAGAGTACTGTTTAGCGTCTTTGGTCATTTTTGAAAAATAAGTGGTATCCTTTATAATAGTTTATAAAAATACTTTAAATGAAAATCAAAATCAATTTTCTTTCCACTTTTTGGAAAAAAGTGGAACAAAAAGTTTTGAGAAAGTCACACCTGAAGGTGAGCCTAACTCAAAACAATCTTAATGTTCAATTTACAAATAATTATCCACTTTTTTGCAACGAAGTAAGAAAAAGTGGAGCAAAAATCTAAAAATAATTTACATAAAGATTTTTGTTCCACTTTTTTTAAAAAGTGGATCAAAAAGTGGATACCTTATAGATTTTTGCTCCACTTTTTTTCAAAAAGTGGATCAAAAAGTGGATCAAAAAGTGGATCAAAAAGTGGATATAAGTATATCGTTGAATATTTTCATTACATTTTCCGGCGTATAATAATAATACGCGTTCCAATCTTTCCTCGATTTAATAATGGTCCTTATATTTTGAAAAATACTCAAAAGTTCTTCTTCCGAGTGATACAAGATAACCTTATCACCTAATATTTTAATATGTTCTACGTCCCTTGAATGAGGCCACGTAATAACGGGTTTGTTTTTAATGGAAAATTCACCAATAGCTAGTCCAAATGTTTCTCCCATATATCTTGCGTGAATCATTGCATCACACGTATTGATGAATTTTACTTTAAATATCATATCTACATTTTTTTCCAAATAAATAATTCTCGAGTGTTGGTAAATAGGATAAGTATTCATAAACAAAAAATAAATGGTTGGATCTATTTCTAGTATTTTTTTAATAGCCTCCCACGTATCTACTAAATTAAACTCAGTAAGACCTCCATGTCTTCCCAAAACAATGGCGTTTGCAGGTATATTCAATTCTTCTCTTAAATTATCATAACATTGGGGTAAATCTACCATATGAGGTACTACGGGAAAATTCGTATTGTACTGAGTATTAATACAATCTGCAATACTAATATAAAGATCACCTTCTGAAAAATTCGTTTGAAAAATACAATGTTTAATGGTTTTGCAAGGTCCCCATATTTCCTTGTTATTATATTCCAAAAAATCATTTGGTCCCCCCCACGTCAAAGAATGAAAAAAATCAAAACGGTGTTCTTGAATCAGAGATTTCATTTCTTTGACATCATTGATTTCGAAAATAGGAAATCGACTAGCAAATTTTTCATAGGACGGCTTTTCCAAAGAAAAATTTATTTCTCTTTGTTTTTCATCTGTAAAACAAATAATAAAACTTTTGTTTTTCAAAATTTCTTCATTGTACTTGGCGTAATCATATACAGCTATTTCCGATCCACGTTCACCAAATTGATAAATAAAAAAAGCAATGTTCATATAAACCGATAAACATTTGAAATGGAACAATCTTCCGCAGGAGGATTGCCTCTCAATTTATTTATCAGTAACAGTGTAAGAATAGGAAAATTATTTTTATATGAATAATATTAGATAATATTAGATAATATTAGATAATATGAATAATATTTATTTTAATAAAAGAAGTAAATAAAGCAAATAAGCAATGAATAATCTCATTGCAAATTGAAACCATACAAATATTTTATCCAACTCGTATCGATAATAAAACTTTTTATCAATGAATTTTCGTAAAAATAAAGCATACAAAAAATAGGTGATTACCAACATTATATTCAAGCTTAAAGGAATATAATTATTTCTTCGATTGACAAGGAAGAGAGAAAGAATGTTCAAAACAACAAAAATATCCAAAAAAGCCCGGAAGCTCTTCTTATCAAACTGTGAATTCATATCAGTTAAATCAGTACTATCTGAACCAGCTACATAGTTCGGATCTTCCCATTTTTTGATTAAATAGGTTAAAAAACATTCTCCATCAAAAAAAGTCCACGAAATAAAGACCAAATAATTATAAATAATATAATATTTATCAAACCAATTTTTCTCGATAACAAAGGCATAAATCGAAATGAGTATAGCAAAAAGTAAATGCCCCATTCCGATTATGTTTTTCATAACAGTATATGTACCAATTTCCATTTTCTCTCTACTTATTGTTTCTTATATATTCTAAGGATTATTTCTTTTCCTTGAAAAAGAAGCATTTTTTCTAAAGGAAAAGGTCAAACAGAGAATCAGAAAAAAGATAAATAACCATACAGAAATAAAGCAAAGAAGAACCCACCAGAAATAATATCGAAAGAGAGAAATACCGTAGACCAAACTATATTGATAGGTAGAACAAGAAATGCTTCTTAAAAAGGAATAATATCCAGAAGTTGCCTGTAAATTATCGCTTTCTAGACAAAAATTCTGGTCGAAAAGTAAGGGGCAAGTGGAAGCTCCATTATTTTTGAAGATTTCCTTGTAATAAATATCCAAATCGATTTTTCGAAAGTATTTGGAATACGTTTCTAAAACGCGTTTCATACCTGGTCGTGTCAAAATATAAGCGTGAGTTGTATTTCCGTTATATTTTAGGATATTATTCCCTAGAGTCCGTGCTGTTAGATAAGCAGGAATTTCGGTAGGAATAATCGTGTATCCCAATTGGAAGTATTCATATTGGGGATTTTTTTCTAGAAAAGTAACCACCTCTTTTATAATATCGGTTTGATAACTAGGTGTAGGAGAGAAATCATCCTCGAAGATCAAAACATTTTTTAATTGGTCTTGATAACAAGACCGGATGATGTTTAAATGTGACTCGAAACAGCCAACCATACCTCCTTCAGGATGTCTATCGACTTCATAGAATTCAATGGGTATAGAATGTTTTTTTGCTAACTTTTGGACCCATTCTTTCTTTTCTGGACGTTCTCTTAAATTAATACAAACGATTTTGTCAAAGTGGTTGTACACCATTTTTGAAAGGGGTTTTCGTTATACTAGGTTTAGATTTTATCTTTTATTATACCGACCTGAAAGGAAATTGGGACGCAACGTGTCCCCAGATGTTCTTTCAGTAGAAAAGCTACCGGCTCGCCGGGAACACATAAAAGTATATAAACAACCTTGTTTTGCTATACTTTTTCTAAAAGTATATAAATGAGAGAAAAAGAATACGATATTATCATTATTGGAAGTGGGATGGCCGGTTTGTATAGCGCCTTAAAAATAAAAGAACATTCACCCAAATCCACTTTCCTTATTTTAGAACAATACAAGAAACAATGGGTTGGCGGTCGAACTAGTAATGAAACCTTTTATGGAACGGAAGTCGTTACTGGAGCTGGAATCGGACGTCAAGATAAAAATCCTCTTTTAATTAAACTTCTAAAACGTTTCAAAGTACCTTTTCATCCTTATTACTCACAAATGGATTACGCACAAACAGTGAAACGTCCAGTTGATTTAGTAAAAATTGTAAAATATCTTAGAAAGCAGTACAAAGGGTATCCTGAGTTCCAACATTTGACTTTTGGAGAATTTTCCAGGAAATTTCTTGGTGAAAATCTGTACGAAGACTTCAAAATATCGGCTGGTTACAGAGATTATGAAAATGCGGATACGAGAGAAACCTTGTACAATTACGGTATGGATGATAATCAGAGCGGTTGGACAGCTTTACATATTCCGTGGAAAGACTTGGTTCATACGTTGTGTGAAAAAATCGGCTGGGAACATTTTCGGTTTTCGGAAAAAGTCACGAAAATCGAAAAAAAAGAACCGGGATGTCTATTTGAAATCGAAACAGAAAAACACGACATCCTTTTCTCGAAAAAAGTAATTTTGGCAACCACTATCAAGGGAATACAAAGTCTAGTCCCTGGTGCCTCCGATAAAAACAGTATTTATCAGCAAATCCACGGACAACCTTTTTTGCGTTTGTACGGGAAATTCGATAAAGATTCGGCGAATGTAATGAAAGAATATGTGAAACATTATACGAAAGTTCCTGGACCTCTACAAAAGATAATACCGATGAATTCAGAAAAAGGAGTCTATATGATTGCTTATAATGATAACGCGAACGCAGTTACTTTGAAACCTTTTTTAGAGAACTCGGAAAAGAACCGCGAATTTTTCTCTCGACTTCTAGAAACTTCGCTTGGAATTTTACCGAATACTTTGACTTTGAAAGCGATCAAGGATTTTTATTGGCCCGTTGGAACTCATTACTTTGAACCATTACCTTTATCAAAAGGAACAAAAGATTCCACCTTTAAAAATCGTAGTGAATTTGTCAAAGCCATTCAACATCCCGAGAAAGGGTTTTTAGTGGTAGGAGAAGCGGTTTCTAGATACCAAGGTTGGACAGAAGGAGCATTAGAAAGTGTAGAAGCAGTTTTAACAAAAAAATGGATTGATTCAAAGTGTGGATAGAAAGTAATTAATTAAGAATCACATTTTTGGGTGTATGGAAACTGAATACAGAAGGTTGATAAAAATAAGAATGATCTGGTTCACCATTTATTCTATTAACCGAACGAGATAAACCATTGTAATCATTCACTAATATATTTGTTCTATCATAACAAAATACACCAGTTAATAATCTCTCACATACATATTCTACTATAATACTTTTTTCAAAAAGATTATTGGGAGGTTTTCCATAGGAAAATTGAGGGATGAAATATTCTATCAATTCAGGTGTTAAATATTTTGTTAATACTTCGTTATTGATCCAAAACATTGTGCCTCCAAGGAAATCTGTCCAATCTTTTTCTAAATTTTCAAATTTTTCACATAGTTCATTTAATCCTTGTATGTTGTATGGAAAATCCAAATCATAGTTTTTGGGTAATGCGAATTTTTGTGATCCTATATACCCTATATTTTTTACCTTTTTAAAATAGTGTTGTAGAATGTATAAATTTGGTAAATTGATGATGGGATTTATTAATTCTCTTCTCCAATATTCGTTTTCTTTGGTATGTAACTTTAATATAAAATCCGTTTTAATATCATTCTCTCTTATGTATTTTATACTTTCTAAAAAAGGATATATATCAACACCTTTATTTTCTACTTTTAAAATGATATAATCCGAATTTTCTTTTTGAATTGTTTCCTCAAAATGACTATTAATATTAATGGTAAAAATAACCTTTACTGAATGAAATACTTTTTTAACATTAGTAATATATTCTAGAAATTCATTAAACATCTCTTCTTTGAATAAATGAATGATAATGGTAATATGGGTTTCAAAATTTACTTGGTTGATAGTACAAGTTCGTCCTTCTTTTATTCCACAATGGATCCAATGATTGTAAGCTTGTTCATAATTCATATATTTTAAATCATTATATTTTGTGATATAATTTTTATAATTAAAATCCGTTATAATACAAGTTCGTCCTTCTTTTATTCCACAATGGGTCCAATGACAGTAAGCTTCTTCATAATTCATACATTTTAAATCATCATATTTGGTGATATAATTTTGATAATTAAAATCCATGATATAATATATTATATTAAATTTTTTATTTATATATCATTGAACAATTCAAATGATATAAAAGAATTATAAAAAACTACAAATAGTATAAAGAGAATCATATTATATAAATAATTTGATTGATGTTATTTTTATCTATTCTTTTTTCTTTTTTTCCTTTTATACAATGTTACAAACCGAAATTTTGCATTAATTGTAAGTATTTAATACCAGATAATGTATTAGGATCTCAAAGTCTTTATTCACGTTGTTTGAAATTCCCAAAAAAATCACAAAATAATGTGGATTATTTAGTTTCAGGAGAGAGAAAAAAAGATTTTACCATTTATTATTATTGTACAACAGCAAGGGACCAGGAAGATATGTGTGGAAAAGAAGGAAAAGGATATCGAAGAAAACCTAGTCTAAAAGATCGATCGGAAGATGAAGAAAATATAAAATGGGATCTTCCATAACTATTCTGATTTTTCTATTTGAATTCTTTAAAAAAATAAATAGTAAGTATGATATCCTAATGTAGCGAATCCTAACATTAATAGTATTTGGTAAACATAGGAAGGCGTTTTCTCTTTTTGAATTCCTAACCATAAAAAGAAAGGCGCTACTAAGAATAGATGAAAAACATTGATCCAAGGGTTAATACCTTTACTTACATAAACGATGGTTTTGTATAAATGAAAAAGAATAATATAAATACCCAAATAGAAGAGAATAGTATAGATCCAGGAAGGTACCTTTGTTTGTTCAATACCAACATATAAGGCTAAAGGAGCCAAGAAGAGAATATGAAGCAAGTGAATGATTGTATAATAATTCATTTTATAAAATAGGGATATACAAAAGAAAAAGATTATTTTCTATCTATTTTGTATAAAGATAGAAAAAGTAATGGCAACGAAAAAATTTCATTATCACAACAAAGAAATTGTACAACACGGTGGAAAGAAATCAGTGCGTAAAGTATCAATTAAAAATGGAAAAGGTTTCAAAAGTATTTCTTATTATCACAAAGGAAAACATCAACGAACGGTGAAAAAACGAATTCATCGTAATCATACGAAAATGATTGAACACGGAATTTTCGTTCCAGGATTATTTAATGATATTGCTTTAAAGAGATAATCCTTTTCTTCTTTTAGACCTTTTCTTTTTTGTCTTTTTTGTCTTTCTTATTTTTTTTCCTTTAGTTTTACTTTTACCACTCGTTTTTGGGATTTCTTCCAATAAATCGTGACAAGAGTTTGACCAAAGAACAATTTCACTTGGCCCTTCCAAGTCTTCTACAGAATAATCCTTGTTGCCTTTCAAAGAATGTTCATTGATAATCGTACCATCGTATAAGTTGCCAAAGAATTGTTTTACCAATTCGTGGTACTTTTTATTGCTTTGACCTCCTGAATATTGTTCATCAGGGTCGCTTAAGTTTACAATAGAAGAGTTATAAGGTTCTATGGTTTCTCGAATCATCGTTCTTATATTGGCATCCCCAATGTCTAATAATTTAGGATTTCTTTTGAATCGATACGATTTATGAATGGGACCATAGGAAGAACCGTAATTGGGTTCCAAAGCAAACCATTGAAGTCCTTTCATTTCATCGAGTGGAATATAATTGTAAAATTGTTTGTAAATGGTGGAAGGTATAAATGTAGACATCGATAGAATAGAATATAATATAAAATTGATTTGTTTTATATTATCCATATAAAATTTAAAAAAAAGATTGAAATAAAGAAAAATTGCAAAGAAAAATGGAATTCGGAATTGATTTTGATGAAGCGTCCAAGTGCTGGAAAGAAAATAAAAAGTACAAGGGAAATGGAACGTACGTATATAAATGCCAATGTCTAACAAAGGAAGGGAAACCTTGTAAAAGAGAGGCGATGAAAACGGTCGGATCAGAAACTTGTAACTCACACAAGAATTCCAAGAAATATTTTGTGAAGATGTAAAATAAAATAACTAGAAAAAAGTGTAAAATAAATAAAATAATATTTTTTATATTTTATTTTTTTATTCAATTTATTTTGCAAGAGATTTTGCAAGAGATTTTGCAAGAGATTTTGGACTCCACCTTTTGGGAAAAGGTGGATAAATTTTCTTAGAGATTTTGGACTCCACCTTTTCCCAAAAGGTGGATAAAAAATTGAAATCAATACTTATCTTTGAAAACAATCTAAACATAAGTATAATAAGTATTTAAGAGATGTACGGCAATTCTTTTCATTCCAAAGTTCCAGTGCGTCCTTCCAAAGTTATCGGTATTCAATTTAGTCTTTTGTCACCGGAAGAAATTCGTAAGAGTTCCGTGGCAGAGATTAATAATCGTAATACGTATGTGAATAACAAGCCAGTGATCGGTGGACTCTTCGATCCTCGTATGGGTGTTTTAGAGCCTGGTCTAATTTGTCCTACAGATGGTTTGGATTATATGAAGACACCAGGATATCACGGTCATATGGAATTAGCACGTCCGGTCTTTTATATTCAGTACTTGAATACGACCTTGAAAGTATTGCGCTGTGTCTGTTTCAAATGTAGTAAACTCTTAATCAGTAAAGAAAAATATAAACAAGCCTTGAAATTGCAAGGTGAAGCACGTTGGAAATATGTGTTTGCATTATGTAATAAAGTCGGTAGATGTGGTGAGGATACGGATGATGGTTGTGGATGTTTACAACCGAACAAAATTCGTAAAGAAGGTCTAGCCAGTTTATTTGCCGAATGGAAGAATGATTCCGATGAAGGTGAACCGATTATTATTAAGTTGACTCCGGAAATCGTTTTGAAAATCTTCAAGAGAATTAGCGATGATGATGTGAATTTTATGGGTTTCAGTCCTTTATGGTCTCGTCCAGATTGGATGGTTTGTCAAGTAATGATTGTTCCACCTCCAGCGATTCGTCCTTCGGTGAAACACGACGCACAACAGAGATCGGAAGACGATTTAAGTCATATTTTAGTCAATATTATCAAAACCAACAAAACGTTACAAGAAAAAATCCAGGCCAATGCGCCGGCAAATGTGATTGATGACTGGACAACCGTTTTACAGTATTATGTTGCAACTCAGGTGGATAATAAAATTCCGGGTGTAGCATCGGTTGCACAACGTAGTGGTCGTCCTTTGAAATCCATCAAGGATCGTTTGAACGGAAAGGGTGGACGTATGAGAGGAAATCTTATGGCGAAACGCGTTGATTTTAGTGCTCGTTCGGTCATTACGGCTGATCCGAATATTTCGATTAAAGAACTCGGTATTCCAATGAAAGTGGCGAAAAACATTACGAAACCGGTTGTCGTGAATTCTTTAAACAAGAATTTCTTGTTAGCACTTGTTCGAAACGGGCCGGATGTTTATCCTGGTGCAAAAATCTGGGAAAAGAAGAATGGTGAATCGATTACCTTGCGTTATATCGATCGCGAATCGATCGTTTTGGAAGAGGGTGATATTGTACACCGACATATGATGGATGGAGACGCGATTTTATTCAATCGTCAACCTACTTTGCATCGAATGTCAATGATGTGTCATATTGCTCGTATTATGAAGCGAGGCGATACGTTTCGAATGAACGTGGCGGACACCAAACCATACAATGCGGATAGAAATTTTTGTTACCATTTATGGTAACAAAGCTGTCAATGTTCGCAACAGGGGGCGTTCGAAGCGTGCAACCCCCTAGTAAGTAAATCAATATTTGATGAAATTAATATAAAGATATTTTAAAGATAATACAAAACCTCAAAATGTCAAGTAAAATTTGTTCCAAATGTGAAGAAATTAAAACTTTGGATAATTTTTATAAATGCGGTTCAATTTGCTCTTATTGTAATAATTTGAAAAGACGAGAAAGATATAAGAATGATGAAGAATACAGAAAAAAAATAATTAAAATGGCTACTGTTTTCAAACAAGAAAAAGTAATTGAAAGGGCGAAAATGAAAGAAGAACATCAAAATAAAATAGGTTTAGACAACAAAGAGTGTAATTATTGTAAAGAAATCAAAAATCAAGATAGATTTCGATATAATCGTTTAAAATGTAAGGATTGTGAAAGAGATGATCCTACTGAGAAATTTAAACGATATTTAAGAACAAGAATTTACAACTGTTTAAGAAATAAAAATAAATCTAAACACTCTATTGAATATTTGGGTTGTTCTTCTGATGAATATTTCAACTGGATATTCACTTATAATAATAATTGTTCATTGGATAATCACGGTAAAGAATGGCACGTTGATCACGTAATACCTATATCCAAATTTGATTTGAATAATCAAGAAGAACAGTTATTAGCTTTCAATTGGAGAAACACTATGCCTTTGTCGTCGAAAGAAAATTTAAAAAAAAATAATAAAATAATTAAAGAGCAAATCGAATCGCATTATAAAATATTATTAGAATATCACATTAAAAACAAATTAGAAATTCCTCAAACATTTATTGATTTATTTGCGAAACACCTTGATGACGGGAAACCCCTAAAGCCATCTCTACCACTCATAAATGGAAACATCAATGAGGATCTCAGTTAATAGCTGAACCCGTATGGTAAAAAAGAGATGAATGATTACTGAAAAGTATGAAATGGGCAATCCGCAGTGTTACTTCCTAAGGTCGTTTGGTAGACTATGGAAGGCATTCAGAGACTGAACGGGTGTTGGTGAACAATGAAGGATTAGCCATCCTGAGTTTGCTTAAGATACAGTCCGACGTTATAGGAAACTATGACGAGTTATCGTTTGACGGCGATGAAATGAATTTACATATGCCTCAGGATCCAGAGTCCGAGGCGGAATTACGAAATTTGGCAGCGGTGCCATATCAAATTATAAGTCCAGCGAATAATTCACCGATTATTGGTATTTATCAGGACTCAATGTTGGGTAGTTATCAATTCACGAGGGAGAACGTCAAATTCACCCCAAGAGACGCGATGAATATTTTAATGATGTTCAATCGTGTCAATGAACAAGAACTTGGAGAGGCTTTGAAAAAGAATCACGGTAAAATCACGAATTTCGATATTTTGACACAAATTATGGCACCTCTTACATTAAAATATAAGACCAAGTCTTTCAATGATGATAAAGATGACATCAAAACCTCCAATGCCTTTTTAGAAATCATCGATGGAAAATATATCCGCGGTCAAATGGATAAGAGTGTGTTAGGTGCCGGATCTAAAGGTATTCTTCACCGAACTTGTAATGATTTTGGAAATATGGCGTGCGCCAAGTTCATTGATGATTTACAGAATGTGGTGACCGAATATATGAAATCAAGTGCTTTTAGTGTGGGAATCAGTGACTTAATATCCGACGCGAAAACAAACCAAAACATTATTCAAGTGATTACGAATAAAAAAGCGGATGTGAAAAATTTGATCGAACAAGTCCAAATTGGTGTCTTTGAGAATAGTACAGGAAAAACAAATGAAGAGGAATTCGAGACGCAAGTGAATAATATTTTGAATCAGGCGTCTTCGGAATCCGGTAAAATTGGTTTGAAAAGTCTGAATAAAAACAATCGATTTGTCACGATGGTTAATGCGGGATCAAAGGGTAGTGATCTCAATATTTCCTTTATGATTTCGTGCTTGGGTCAACAGAATGTGGATGGAAAACGAATTCCTTATGGATTCGACAATCGTACATTACCTCATTTTACCAAGTACGATGACTCACCTGGAGCTCGTGGATTTGTCGAGAGTTCCTATATTAATGGACTGAGTCCTCAGGAAATGTTCTTTCACGCAATGGGTGGACGTGTAGGTCTTATTGATACTGCTGTAAAATCAGTTACGTGGGAAACACCGATTGTCATTCTTGAGAACCAAGAGCCAAAATATATTGAAATTGGTAAGTGGATTGATGAAAGATTAGCTCAAAGTCCTGATCAAATCAAACATTATACCGAAAGACAAATGGAATTGTTGGAAACTGAAAAAGAATCGATCTTCATTCCTACCACAGACGAAGATGGAAATATTACCTGGGGAAATATTACTGCTATTACTCGTCACGATCCTGGAACCGAATTATATGAAATCAAAACAAGTGGTGGTCGAAGTGTTATTGTGACAGAAAGTAAATCGTTATTGATTTGGAACCCAGAAACCAAGAAATTCAAGGAGATGCCTACTCCAGAAATCAAAGTCGGCGATTGTGTTCCTGTAACAGCTGAATTAGGTGTACCTCCTATACAAATGGAATCGATTGATATGAAAAAGTATTTACCAAAGAAGGAATATGTTTATGGAAGTGATTTCAATATTGCCTTAAAAGAAATGAATTTTGCAATGGAAAACAAGAAAAAAATATCAGAAGGTTGGTGGAATGAAAACAATGGAACCACTTTTACACTTCCTTATCAAAAGAAATGTTCTTTACAAAGAACGAGTGTAAGATCCAATGTGGAAAATGTAAAAGAAGGATATATTTATCCTTATCACGCCCAAAGAAAAGATACTTTCTTTCCAGAAAAATTTGTTTTGAATAAAGAAAATGGTATTTTCATCGGTCTATTTTTAGCCGAGGGAAATGCTCATAAAAATACAGTTACCATTACCAATAACAATGAAAATATCCGTACTTTTGTCAAACAATGGTTCGACTCTTATGGAATTCACTGGTTAGAAAAACAAAGAATCAATAAAATCGGTGGAACTACAACCACCATTACATCCAATTGCGGATTGTTATCCACCTTTTTGACAAAATGGCTAGGACACGGAGCAGAGAATAAACACGTTCCTACCGATGCTTTCTTAGCACCTGAAGAATTTATTGTTGGGTTATTGAATGGTTATTACTCTGGTGATGGAACGATTTCAAAGAATTCCATTGAAGTTGGATCTGCTTCCAAGAGATTGATCGAAGGTGTTTCCATGTTATGTTCGAGATTAGGCATTTTTGGAAAGGTATTTCAAAGTCAATTAAAATCTAATAATTTGGGAACCAAAAATATCAAACCTACTTATCGAATGGCTATTCGTTCTCAATGGGGGCAACGATTTACACAAAAGATTGAGTTATTAGAGGAAACTAAACAAATGAAAATAGAACGCATTGTTTGGGGGAAATCACACCGTAATTTTGAGACATACCATAATACAGTATTGGATCCGATTACAGAAATCAATATCGTTGGGGTAGAAAAACATCCCAAAGTTTATGATTTGACTATTCCTTCTACTTTGAATTTTGGTCTAGCAAATGGTCTTCAAGTCCGTGATACAAGTACGACAGGATATATCCAGCGAAGATTGATCAAAGGGTTGGAGGATTTGATGGTAGGATACGATATGACTATTCGAACAAATAAAAATAAGATTGTGCAGTTTTCCTACGGGGATGATGGTATCGATCCGGTCAAAGTAGAAAATCAAATGTTACCTTTGGTAACAATGAGTACCCAAGATATTTACGCGCATTATACCATTCCGGAAGAAACGGGTAAAAACAAGGTTTTATCGCAAGTCTTTTTGAAAAATACCTTGACAAGAAACAAAAAACAACAAGCCAAATGGTTGGAACAAAGTAAGAAAATCATCGATTGGTTTTTGGAACAAAGAACCAATATCATCGACAATGTGTTCAAGAAAAAGGGGGATAGTGTTGTTAATTGTCCAGTGGCTTTTATGTATCTGATCGGTAATATTCAAGGCCAACTGCATATCAATTCCTCTTCTTTGGTGGATTTGACCTTTTTGGAAGCTCTAGAAATGATCGATCAAACGTATGCGAATTTGGAAAAGAATTATTATTCTCCACCCACCCAACTTTTCAAAGTCTTGTATTATTATTATTTGTCACCGAAAGATCTTCTGTTAGTGAAACGTTTCAATCGCACTGCACTCACCGTATTGTTACAAACAGTTGTAAGTACTTATAAACGGGCCATAGTTACACCTGGTGAAATGGTTGGTATGATTGCAGGTCAAAGTATTGGAGAGACCTCAACTCAGATGACTTTGAATAGCGTCACATTTGAAACGGAAATAATTATAAGAAATCGTCAGCATAAAATTTCCAAGGTTCAAATCGGCGATTTTATTGAAAAGAAGATTGCGGAAGCGAAGAAGATGGAGTATTACAAAGACAAAGATACTACTTATGCTGAGCTAGAAGAATATTACGAGATTCCTTCGTGTGATGAAGATGGAAATATCTTATGGAAACGTATTGAAGCTGTTACGAGACATCCTGTTATTAATAAAGATGGAACAAACACAATGTTGAAAATAACAACTCACGAAGAACGTGAGGTCATTGCTACCAAGGCGAAATCGTTTTTGAAATTGGTCGATGGAAAAATTGTTCCAGTGGAAGGAGATAGTTTGAAAGTCGGCGATTATTTGCCGGTTTCCAAGAAACAAATCGATTTTGAAGAAACCAAAGAACTCGATCTAAAAACGATTTTCCCTCCTACGGAATATATTTATTCCAGCGAAGTGGAAAAGGCCAAGGAAATAATGGAAAGAAAAGAACACGCCTGGTGGTCAAAACATCAAGGAAAAACCTTTACACTTCCTTATCGTCGTAGTGATAGTTTTGTAGCAAAAGTAAATGAAAAGTTGAGAAACGGATGTAAATCGAAAACATTCTTTGAACCAAACTGTGTTTATATGAAACAAACGAATATGAATGATTACCAGATTCCAGAGAACATTCCACTGGATTACAATTTCGGGTATTTATTAGGTGCTTATGCAGCAGAAGGTTGTATGACTCGATTCCAAGTATCGATTGCCAATAATGACTTGAATTATTTTGGTCCTATTCTGGAATTATGTAAGAAATGGAATATTACTACGAAAATCTATAAAAACGAAAACAAGATCCAAGAAGGTTGGACGAGTCAAGACTTACGTATTTACAATACCGTTTTGTGCCGTCTACTAGAAAACTTATGCGGTAAATTAAGTCACGGAAAATTCGTCTCTGATAAAATCGTGTTTTCCAATCGTGAATGTATTCTTGGTTTCTTGGATGCCTATATTGGAGGGGACGGATTTATAAATAAAAAATCGAAAACGATATCCGTTTCTTCCGTATCCAAACCCTTAATCGTTGACGTTCAACAAATATTAAACAATTTAGGGTTCTATAGTTTTATCATCAAGCCAAAAAAAAGAGAAACCAACAATCGTGGTAGTAAAGATATCAAACAAATATATACTCTAGAAGTTACTGGTTCACAATTACATCAATTATCTAGTTTATTAAACATAAAAATAAATTACAAGCAAGATCAATTAGTTGAAATATTAAAACACGATTATCAATATGATATTCACAGAAGAGCGACTCAAATTCCGAATGAGATTGATGGAGAAATTGTTCTACAAGAAAGAAATATTTACACGTATAAAGATGTGGTATTTGATCCAATCAAAACGATCGAAGAAGTCCCTAATACAACAAATTATGCGTTTGATTTAACTATCGAAGGCACGAGAACTTTTGACATCTATAATGGTCTCGCGATTTTTGATACTTTCCATTTCGCAGGCGTGTCATCTAAATCGAATATTACTCGTGGTGTTCCGCGTATTGAGGAAATCTTGTCTCTTTCAAGTGAACCGAAAAATCCTTCTTTAACCATCTTCTTAAGACCAGAAGACCAGACAGACAAAGACAAGGCACAATCGATTATGTATATGTTAGAACATACGCGTTTGGAAGACGTGGTTAAATCGGTAGAAATCTGTTTTGATCCAGATGATTTGAATACCTTGATCCAAGAAGACCGAGATACAATGGAACAGTTCAAAGCGTTTGAAAATATGGTTACGGAATGTGCAGAAATCAATTTGTCCAATGATGATAATCAGCGATCCAAATGGGTCTTACGTATGGAGATGGATGCTGAAGTAATGTTGGAGAAAAATATTACGATGGATGATATCAACTTTACACTCAATAATGTGTATGAAAAAGAAATCAATTGCGTATTCAGTGATTACAATGCGGACAAACTTGTTTTCCGCATTCGTATGAACGAGGTTATTAAAAACAGTTCGAATAAAGGAGGTTCGAAGAAAGTGAAAGCAAGTCCGCTGGATCAAAGCGATCAAATCTATTTGCTGAAGAATTTCCAAGAACAACTTTTACAAAACATTGTCTTACGTGGAGTCAAGGGAGTAAACAAAGTGATTGTTCGTAAAATCAAAGACAATGTAACGGAACAAAACGGTATTTATAAAAAACAAGATATCATTGTTTTAGATACGATTGGAAGCAATTTGATGGATGTCTTAGCATTAAATTACATCGATAACACACGTACTTTTAGTAATGATATTGTGGAAATGTATAAAACTCTTGGTATTGAAGCTGCACGTCAATCGATCTTTAACGAGTTGTCAGAAGTCATTGAGTTTGATGGTACTTATATCAACTATCATAATTATAGTGTCTTGTGCGATCGTATGACCTATACAAGTAAAATGATTTCCATATTCCGGCACGGAATCAATAATGATAATATTGGACCTATAGCGAAAGCTTCTTTTGAAGAGACACCAGAAATGTTTTTGAAAGCGGCAAGACACGCAGAACTAGATACCTTGCGCGGTGTTTCGGCAAATGTAATGTGTGGTCAGGAAGGATACTTTGGTACGAGCTCTTTCCAAGTCATTTTGGATATTGAGGAAATTCAGAAACAAACCGCGGCCAATGAAACGTATGAACCTTCAAACGAAGAAAAAGAAATCGAAAATTTCTTTGGCGAAACACAAAACAATTTAGGAACAGGAACTTGTAGTACAAGTCAATTGGCTATTCAAAACAATGTGATTCATATTCAATCGACAGATATGGGTAATTTAGAGGATGATTATGATCCCTTTTAATTAAGGGAACCTACGGTTCCCTTGAGGGTTTTGTAAAAAATAAATCTATTGCTAATTTTTTTAAATTAGTAATAGATTTTGGTTACACCTTTTTCTAAAAGGTGTATATATATATAAGAAATAAATTTTGTTAAATGTGGAGAATCACTATTGCTTATATAATTATTTTGGTCTTAGAGTATTTATATTATACTTTTTATTTATCCAATTGGAAAACACGTTTAGGTAATTCTATTGGTGTTCAAACCATTGATTTTAATTTGAAAAATAAAGATGCTCTGAAAGTGAAAATGATCAATCTTTTGAATGAACGCGTTCAACTTTTAAACAAGATGGATTACACTACTTGGGTTGAATACAATAACAAAAATGTTCTTTTGGATTTTCAAGGAAAAAAATACTATTTGTATATCTATGAAAAAGCAGATGATCTGAACAATTCCACTTCTATTTCTAATTTTATTTTACGGGCTTCTTATCAAAAAGAGCTAATTAATTTATCTTATGAAGATGAGGCAAGACAGATAAATCAACGTTATCTGGTATTTAATCAATTTCCAGTTAATCTTAGTTTAATAAATGAGATGTACTATATGGATCCGACAATAGACGGCTGCAATGTAATTGAGTATTACTGGGAGGATCCTATGAATAAACGAGCCATTCAAAAACTCGCTTATTTTAAAGGTTTTCATAAAAAGAATCCTACCAGAGAAAATGGAAATGATACAATTGACGGCGTCATTGGTATTGGTTATGAAGTAGATGATTTGGATTATAATTATAGTGATATTAATTTGAATTATGTTGGAATCCCTTTTTTTCTTTTGTTATCTTTTGGTATTTATTTATTATCCGTGTCATTATATTTTGCCAACGATAGCAAGTTTTCTTTTCGTCCTATTTCAGTATTAGTTATTTTGAACATCTTTTTAGTTTATCAATTATCATCCATTGGAACTATTACGGATGTTCAACTAGAACAAACCAGAATGACTGAAATTACTACTAGTACATTAGGAGTGTCTTTCTTAATTGCAGTTAATATATTTATTATTCAAACTATTCGCAATAAAAAGGGGTATAATTATCAAACGTTGTATAACGAAACAGCGTTTTTATTTTCAGCCTCCCTAATTTTTCTGGTGTTATCTATGTTTAAAGAATCAAATTTTACAGAAGTGAATGGTTTAAGAGGCAAACGCATTCA